ATATGGCTAATAATGATTTTTTAAAAGATATTATCAAAGAGGTGGGTAATGAATACGCATCTATAGTAAGTGATGGTGTCGAAGCAGGAGATGTCGATTCGTTTATTGACACAGGTAGTTACATATTCAATGCACTGCTGAGTGGAAGCATTTACGGCGGCCTTGCATCAAATAAGATTACTGCAATCGCAGGGGAATCTGCAACAGGTAAAACATTCTTTCTTATGGGGATTGTCAAGAACTTTCTAGACAAGAATCCAAACGCTGGAGTGATATACTTTGAGAGTGAATCTGCAATTACTAAACAGATGATTGTTGATAGAGGTATTGACCCCGACCGTATGGTGATTATGCCTGTGACTACGGTACAAGAATTTAGAACTGATTCTCTAAAGGTGTTGGATGGTTATCTTGCACAACCCGAATCACAACGTCAACCACTCTTTCTATGTTTAGATAGTCTTGGTATGTTGAGTACTACTAAAGAAGTTGAAGATACCGCAGACGGTAAAGAGACAAGAGACATGACAAGAGCTCAAGTTCTCAAAGCTGCATTTCGTGTGCTGACTCTTAAACTTGGTAGAGCAAAAGTTCCAATGGTAGTTACCAATCACACATATGATGTGGTGGGTTCTATGTTTCCTCAAAAAGAAATGGGTGGTGGTTCTGGACTCAAGTATGCAGCTAGTTCTATTATCTATTTGAGTAAGAAGAAAGAGAAAGACGGCACTGAAGTTGTCGGTAACATCATTCACTGTAAGAACCACAAGTCTCGTTTGACTAAAGAGAATAAGATGGTTGATGTTCGACTTACTTATGATAAGGGGCTTGACAAATACTACGGACTGTTAGAGTTAGCTGAAAAGTATGATATCTTTAAAAAGGTATCTACACGATTCGAACTTCCTGATGGAAGTAAACAGTTTGGTAAAACTATTCTAAATGATCCACTAACATACTTTACTGATGATGTTATGAAACAGTTAGATGAATCTGCAAACAAGGAATTTAAATATGCTACGAGTGATTGAAAATTGTTGTGATTTGCAATACCTTGATATGATGAAAAGTGTTGCAGAGAAAAGTGAGACTTGGAATCTGAAACACCCTCTTGGGTTTCCGTTTGAGGACAAACATTTAAAGTTAGATATTATTGAAAATAATCCTGTACATGAGTTACTTGCAGGTATGGCAATGGGATTGCTTATACAGATTTACAATAGTAAAACTAAAGGTGGTCAGTTTGCATCTGATTTCTTTTTGCCTGAGGTATCGTATTGTGCAATCTCAGTAAAAGATGAACATCGACAAGACAATCTCCATACTGATCATGAAAATGATTTAGAATATGTTAAGATACTTGGATTGCTTAATTCTAATTGGCAACCTAAAGATGGTGGTGAGTTTATTCATGGAGAGGAAACTATAGTTATGAAACCAACAAGCTTTGTAGTATTTGATCCACGAATTAAACATTGTGCATCACCAATTAAAACTCACGAAAAAAGATTTGGAATTGATTTTACAGTAAAGAGAAAAAAAATATGATTAACATTGGCGATAATGTCACTTACACAGATGCCTACAAATCAAAACGAATTGGAGAGATTCAAGAAGTAAGTTCTGACATGGACTCGTATGAGGAAATGCGTTTGAAAGACGGTGTTCCTTATTACTATTCTAAGAAGCTAACTAAGTTTGTTCCTGTTAAACCTAAAAATATGCATACAGTATATCTGACACTCAAAACAATAAAGGGAAAAACAGACTATATATTGTTTGATGATTATTTTGTAAGTGAGGAGTAAAGTTTGAATTTTGTTGAGATAGTTGATGATACACCAGCTCTGTGGGCTAAACGTAGAGCATATGGTGAACTGAATACATGTAAAGAAATTATAGATTACTTTGAAAGTGTTCCAAACAAAAGTAATGGCGGACTTCCTTTCTTTAATAAGAAGCGCCAAAAGATTTGTGTAACAAAATCATTTAACTTTGGTGATAACAATCCTATCAATGCAAGCCTCTACACTTTTATAAAAAACTCGTTATCTAAATACTGCAACAAGTATGACTATCTTAATAAATTAAATACAAGTTCTTATTGGAGATTGTGTCCTGTATACAATTTACAAAAGTATGAAGAAGGGGAAGGTTTCTTTTCTTTGCACAACGAACAGTCTGGCTCTTATCCATATCGGTTACTTGCATGGATGGTTTATCTTAATGACGCAACGTCAGGCACAGAGTTTCCATATCAAGAAATGACCGTAACACCTAAAGAAGGCAGAACCGTTATCTGGCCCGCAGGGTGGACACACCCACACAAAGGCGTAACACCAAACGAAGGTACTAAGTATATTGCGACAGGTTGGTTTTATACACTACCAATGGGTGAACCTAAGTTTGATGGCAGACATCCAGACGAGGAAAAGATAACGGAGATATTAGTATGAGCGCACTGTCTAAGTTAGTTGGCAAACCTAAGCCATGGGATTGGTTTAGTGGGAAGTATCCTGTTAAGGTAAAACAAGTAAACCCACCTGCAAGTTTTACCAAAACAATTAAAGAAAATATTCTTGAATCGGGAGATGCGTTACAAGGACGCACATCTGCTAAATGTTTGATGACTAAGTGGAACATGCACGATGACTATCTAACTTTTCGTATGGTAGGAGAGGAAGCAATTGAAGTTGCAAACCTATGTCCACTTGCAAAACGAACTAAACCAGATGGAAGTCCAGATGACATTCCTCTTTACATAAAAGAAAGCTGGGGATTAGTATACGGCAAAGATCACACTTGTGAAGAACACAATCATTGGCCTTCTCTTTGGTCTTATACCTATTGTGTAGAAGCATGTAAAGAGTGTTCGCCATTAATATTCAACGATAGTGATGAGCGTGATAATGAGGGTACTCCACTTCATATATTTCCAGAGACAGGACAGCTAATAGTTTTTCCAGCGTGGTTAAATCATTCTGTTCCAAAACAAGAATGTGAACATCAAAGAGTTATGGTTGCGGGCAACTTAAATGTTAAGTAAATTTGTTAGAGGATTTGAAAACGCACTACCAGACAAAGAATGCGATAACCTTATAGAATGGTTTGAGCGTGATGACCATATCGGCAAGACTACGATTGCAAATCGTATGACTCGCAAAGATAAACAAATGTGGATGGACGAAAAAGATTTACTTTATTCATCTATTCAAAGAGTGAAGATGGATATGCTGCAAGAATACCTTACAGATTTTCCTTGTGTATATCGTGGAGCAAGAAGTCTCGTATCACCAGAAACTAAAGTACAAAGGACAATGCCTATGGGTGGTGGGTTTCATAATTTTCACTCAGAAAATTCTCACTGTGCAGATGCAAACAGAGTTCTTGTCTGGACAATCTATTTGAATGACATGCCAACTGGTGAGGGCGAAACAGAGTTTCTATATGAGAAAATAAGAATACAACCAAAGAAAGGAATGGGATGTATATTTCCATCTGCTTGGATGTATCAACATCGTGGCAATCCTGTACACACTCACGGTAAGTATATAACAACAGGTTGGTATTGGTATCCTCAAGAGAAGGCTATAGTATCATGAGTCTGTTGAAGTCACTTGCGAATAGTTTGAATGAAGAGAAGGAAGTAGAGGAAAAAAAACAACGTCAACTTGCTACCAATCCAGCTTCGGTTTCATTTACTTCTAATCTTCCTATTATCAAATCTGTTGTTCCCAAATCAAGTGCGACAAAAGAGTTAATAGATTTTTGTCATAACTTTAAAGATATACAAAACAAAAAAACTAATGTCCAAGCAAGTATGAGTTCTTGGTTTATGCACGAACACAATTCAGAGTTTATGAAACTGTGTGACTACGCAGTACATCTTGGAACAGAGAACTCACCTAGCAAAGTTGAGTTGATGCCGTATGACTGCTGGGTTGCAAGTTATTCAAAAGGTGATTGGACAAAACCACATGACCATTGGCCTGCTATTTGGAGTTGGGTATACAATGTTGATTGTTGTGAATCATGTGCGCCGTTAGTGTTTCCAGATGCTAAACAAGAAGTTATTCCTAAGAAAAATACAATGATAATGTTTTCCGGCTGGGTAAAACATTCTGTACCCAAACATCAATGCGACCACGAAAGAATTGTCATTGCCGGCAATCTAGGTCTTAATCCTTATTGGATGGTTGAGCGTCATAAAACTAGTGGTCAAAAAGTTGCAAAAAAATACGAACTGATTGCCAAAGCTATATACAACAATATTCAAGAACCAAAATAATCTTTTTCATACAATCCTTATAAATAGTAAAAACTATTAGTAAAGGGTTATTATGGCAGAACAAGGTTATTTTATGGGCCAAGACGGATTCGTCTGGTTCGTAGGTGTTGTAGAAGATAGAAACGATCCAGATCAACTTGGACGAGTTAAAGTTAGGTGTTTGGGTTTTCACACAGATGATCTTCTGGAGATTCCAACTTTAGACTTGCCTTGGGCTCATGTCATGCACCCTGTCACAGATGCTGCTATGCATGGTCTTGGTAACTCTCCATCTTTTCTTGTTGAGGGTAGTTGGGTAATTGGTTTCTTTAGAGATGCAGTTGAAAAACAACAACCAGTAATTATTGGCTCTTTGCCAGGCACACCCTCAGCAGCTGCTGACCCTCAAGTTGGATTTAACGATCCACGTTCACCAATAAGTCCACAAACAGAATATCTTGGACACCCTATCTATGGTTCATATCCTGCTGACGGAGAATTTTACACTACTAAATCTGGTCACGAAGCAGGAGAACCTGATACTAGTAGACTAGGCAGAGGCAGATCATCAGAGTCGCATAACTCTCTTTTAGCACGAAGACGTAATCGTTTGCGTGGCGACCCAACAATTGCTGACCCTACAGTTGGAGTTGATGATGACAGTGAAGAAACAGATCAAAAGGGAACAGGTGTTCCTACTGCAACACAACCGTATCTTTTAGCTACATCTGATTTTGCAGTTCAAGAGGAACGTGGTTTCTGGGACGAACCACAACCCAAGTCAGTTCAAAAAGATGAGAACCCATACATCTCTGCTGCTTATCCATACAACCATGTTTTCGAAAGTGAAGCTGGACACATAAAAGAAATAGATGATTCGCCAGGCGCTGAACGATTGTTTACACAACACAGCGCAGGCACGTTTGAAGAAATACATCCAGACGGTTCAAAGGTTGTAAAAATTGTTGGCGACAACTATGAGATTGTTGTTGGAAAGTCTCAGATACTTATACAAGGTGATGTTAATATTACAACACTTGGAACAGTACGAGAACTTATAAAAGGAGACTACCACCTTGAGGTAGAGGGCAATTACACACAGAAGATACACAAGAACCATAGAGTTAAAGTTGGAGCTGGAACAGGTGGTGGTAATCGTGAAGAAGAAATTAACGGCAACCATTCTTTTCAGATAATGAACAACGTCAAAGGCAGAGTCAAAGAAGATGTGGATATTGTCATTGATAAAAATGAAACTAGAATTGTGAACGGAACAAGTACTCTTAATATTGTTGATGACTATGCAATAACATCTCTTAAAAGTATAGACTTAATAGCATCAGACCATTTATCAGCAACTACTGTTTCTGGAATTATGTCTTATAAGTCTGGTGGAAAATTAAATATGAAGTCAGCAAATGTCATGACAATTAATTCTGAAAATAATTATAATCTTAAAGTTGCAAATATTGCTAATGTTGATTACAATGGAGATGCACACATTAGATATGATGATGACTATTATAAACATATTGGTGAAGATACTTTTGTATTCGAAGCCACTGGTAAAGTTAATCATACTAATGCGGTATCTGCAACAAGAACAAGTAGTGCTGATACCACTTCAACAACAGTTAATAATCAGTAGGGGATAGGCGTGGCAGATTTTAAAACACCAAGTTTAGCAGGCGCAAGTCTAGAATTTAATGAAGTTCTTGGCAAGTTTGATTCTATAAAGGGTGAAGTTGTTGCTGGACTTGAACTAGATGCGTCTGCTCTTGCAGCTACATTGAACACTTCTGTTTTAGGAGATTTAACATCTAAACTTAAAAATTTAGTTCCCGAACTTCCAGAGTTACCAAATGTAAATTTGCAATCAGAGATGTCCTCGCTTCTTGATATCGATCAAGGAACTTTAGCAGGGCAATTAGAGTTTGCAACAAAGCAAGCAGAATTAAAAACAAAGTTTGGAGAAGGACTTACTGCTGGTGGTTTTGATTTGGACACTTTGGTTACTAGTGCTGAATCAGCACAAACAGCTGCATTAACTGCAACTTCAAATCTTACCTCTGCAACTTCAGCATTAGCTAGTGCAAAAGAAACCGCAACCTCTTCTTTGGATACTGCGTTTGATGCTTCTTTAAAATACAATAGAAGTAATATTCCAAACCCAACAGCAATAGTTAATGATTTGACTAATGCATCCAGTAGTGCAATTTCTGCTATATCAGCTGAAGGTGTTGCAACTAGTGCGCTTGCAGATGCAAAAGGAGTTGCAACAAGAATTCAAGATGTTGTTCCAAACTTTGAATTGCCTGCAGCTGGTGGAGTTGCATTTGAAAAAGCATCTGCGGTTCTACAACCAACTGTGGATACTGTGAAAGAAGATTCATCTATAGTATTAAGTAATCCAAAACTTGATGAAGATATTAAAGCAAAAGCTGATGAGTTAAAAGAGTTTGTAAGAGATGCACCTAAAGTTCTTCCAACAGAAAATAAAGGAGCGTATGCGGTTGCAACTAAATCTAAAGAAATTACTATCACGCACGTTCCAGAAGAAGGTGAAAAAGATAGCACTGATGTGTCAACAGAGATACGAGAAGATGGGGCAACCATTACTACCACTGTTACTACTGCTTCAGATGGCAGTCAAAAAATTACTACAACAGGTGGTGGAGAAACAGTCATAAGATATAATGTAGCTCCACATGGATTCTCTAGAAGACCAACTCACAAAAAAGAAAAGGTAACTAAATCTGCAACAAAAGATAGTCCAAGTACAATAAAAACAGAAACTAAAACATGGACGGATTCTGACGGTAATAGTGGAACGGTTGAAATTGATATTATTACATTATCTGATAAACCTGCTAAACTTATAGGAGTTAAGGGGCGCAAGTCAGGTTCAAAAGGATTTAAGAAAATTGCAGCTGCAGGAAGTGTGAGTAACTCAAGACTTGATAGATATTCGATAGATAAAAATGGTAGAATTTTAATAGGTTGGGCAGACTCAAACGGAGATGCACCTTTAGCAGATGGCACTTTTGCAAATGGTATTTGGGTTAAACGGACAAAATACGATGCATCAGGAGCAAAAAAAGATAAAATAACAGGAAAAAGAGATGGGGCTATTTATAAAATAGATTACCAATACAACGACAACTATGACCCAACATTTGATGGAAATGAAGAAAGAGTTAAAGATAAAGGAAGCCCTAAACAAGAGGACAAAAATAAAATAGACCTTATTCTTTTAAATAAATTGATTGACGATGAAAATAACCCCTACCCAAGTGGAGTTGTAGAAGGAATATCTGTGAAGAATTCTGAGACTGCTGATTATCGTGGCACTTTAGTTAGACAAAAGACAGGTGTTTACAAACATATAAACGGTAATGAGTATACTGTTGTAACAAATGTTTCAAGTGGTGATACGGCTGACATGAATTTTCTTCTTAGTGCGATGTTGGATGATTCTCAAGGTCAGCCAGGCTTTGATGAACTTGTAGAATAATTAGATAAACAATCGGTGAAGTATTGTTATAAATAGATAGAGGAGTACAATATGCCTACACCAACTGCATTTAAAGACGCTCAAGGTCTTAACGATATTGAACGTAATGTTCGTCAATATAAAGACTTAGATTTATTCTTTACAAAAAAGAAACTGTCAGCAAAAAACAGTGATGGTGATGTAACAGTAAGTGGTGCAAAGTCAGATATTAATAAAGTAACAGACATTACAGCTGTAAAGCGTTCTATCCGTAATCTAGTATTAACTAATCATTATGAAAAACCCTTTCACCCAGAAATTGGCTGTGGTGTAAGAGAATTATTGTTTGAATTGATGACTCCTATAACTGCACATCTTTTAACTAGAAAAGTAGAAGATGTTATAACCGAATATGAACCAAGAGCACAATTGGTTGGTGTTAAAGCAACACCAGATTTAGATCGCAATGCATATGAATTGACTATAGAATTTTATGTTTTAAATGCTCCAACTGAGTTAGTAGACCTAACCGTATTATTAGAGAGATTGCGATAATGGCAGTAAACACAAAAAGATTAAGTGTAACAGAGTTTGACTTTGATGAGGTTAAAGATAACCTTAAAGTTTTTTTATCTGGACAAACAGAATTTACAGACTATGATTTCGAAGGTTCTGGAATGAACGCAATGTTAGATGTTCTTGCATACAATACCCACTATCTAGGTTTCAATGCAAACATGTTAGCAAACGAAATGTTTCTAGACAGTGCATCTCTTAGGTCAAGTGTAGTTTCTCATGCAAAAACTTTAGGATATATTCCCAACTCTGCTAGAGCTGCGGTCGCAACAGTTAATGTTGTATTAAATACATCTTCTCTAACTAGTGCAACTATGGCAGCTGGTACAGTATTTAAATCTACTGTTGATGGAACAGACTATCAGTTTGTTACATCAGATTCAATAACAGCATCAACCGTTGGTTCTTCAATTCCTTTTCTTTTGGTTAAAATATATGAAGGAACTTTTGTAACAACTAGATACACTGTAGATTCAACAGATGCAGATCAAAGATTTCTTGTTCCTAATAGACGAGCAGATACTTCCACATTAAAAGTTGTAGTGCAGAATTCAAGTTCTGATAATACAACTACTACTTTCACACAAGCAACAGACATAACACAAGTTACTGATTCAAGCAATGCTTATTTTTTACAGGAAGTAGAGAACGGAAAGTTTGAAGTGTATTTTGGTGATGGGGTTATTGGTACTGCATTGTCTGATGGAAATATTGTAATCCTTACTTATGTTGTTAGTAATACTACAGCAGCCAATAGTGCATCTATCTTTAAAAATTCAGCATCAATCGCAAATGTTACTGATGTATCAGTTGAAGTTGTAGATGTTGCAAACGGCGGTTCAGAACCAGAAACTATTACTTCTATAAAATATAATGCACCACTAGACTATGCATCTCAAGGAAGATGTGTGACCACAGAAGATTATAAAGTGTACGCTAAAAAACTTTATGCAAATGCTAAATCAGTACAGGTGTTTGGTGGAGAGAGTGGTTCATTTGATACAAGTTTAGGTGTTGTTTCGACAGCTGAATATGGCAAAGTATTTATTTCAATTGTTTCTACTACAGGGTTAAATTTAACCACATCAGAAAAAAAACAATTAGTAACTGACTTTGGTAAATATACTGTTGCATCTATTACTCCAGTAATCGTTGACCCAGAAACAATTTTTATAATTTTAAATGTTACATTCAAATACGATTCTAGCAAAACAACATCATCTGCAAGTCAAATAGAATCTGAAATAACTAATGATTTAACATCATACAACACAAACACTCTTGAACAGTTTGAAGGTTTGTTTAGACATTCAAAAATTACTAGACTTGTCGATGATGCAAATTCTTCAATATTAAATAATACAACTAATGTAACTTTGGGTAAATTTTTTACACCAACAACCACAGCAGCTGCATCTTACAATCTTTATTTTAATAATGCACTTTATAATCCTCACACTGGACACAATGCATCAGGTGGAGGAATACTTTCATCAACAGGATTTTTTATTAGTGGTGATACAACAAATGAACATTTCTTTGATGATAATGGTGAAGGAGTCGTAAGACTTTATTATACTCAAAGTGGTATAAAGGTGTATACAGATTCAACTGCTGGAACGATAAATTATACAACAGGTGCGATTGCTATAGATTCAATTTTTATAACTACAGTTTCAGATGTTGATGGCGGAACTTCAACACAAATTCGTATTACTGTAATTCCAAACTCAAAAGATATTGTTCCAATTCGTAATCAGGTATTAAAAATAGATTTTACAAACAGTACAATAACAGGACAGGTTGATACCATTGCAGTAGGTGACGCAGCTGCAGCAACAACTTATGCATCAACCACTTCTTATAGCACTCCATCGGGATATTAAAGATGGTTCCTTTTGATGGCGACATAGACCCTACTGGAAATTTAACAACAAAAATAAGTACGTTAATTGATGGTCAACTGCCCGAGTTTATTCAATCAGACCACCCACTATTTTCTGTATTTCTGAAACACTATTATGAATATTTAGAAGCTGCTGAACTTAGAGTCACAGTAAATATTGATAATCTTCTTTTAGAAGTAGAAACCCCATCTAATGTTTTAGATGTTGATGGTAATAAAATTGTTCTGGAAGTAGGCGCAGGAACAGAGGGAAAATTTGTTGTAGGTGAAACTATAACTGGTGGAACTTCAAAAGCAACTGCAAAAATTCTGGTAGACGATTTAAGTAATTCTACCACGCCAAGAATTTTCATTACTTCACAACAAAAATTTATAACAGGAGAAACCATCACTGGTGGAACTTCTTCTTCAAGCGCAGTAGTTACAAGGTATCGTGCAAACCCTGTACAGACTATACAACAACTGTTGGCTTACGCAGATATCGATAATACTATCTATGACTTTCTAGACCAATTCCGTGATGAATTTATGAACGCAATTCCTTCTACTCTTGCAGACGGAGTTTCAAAGAGAAATCTTGTTAAAAATATTCGTGAACTCTATAGAGCAAAAGGTACATCAGAAGGACATAAAATATTCTTCAATATGATACTTGGTGAAACTCCAGAAATAATATATCCAAACAAATATATGTTGCGAGCTTCTGGTGGTAATTGGGGAACCAGATTAATTATGCGAACTGCACCAACTGCTGGATCTGTTGGTGATGAAGCAATTGGACAATTATTAACAGGACAAACCTCTGGTGCAACAGCTGTTGTTTCTACATCTTTGTCTACATCTGAAATTGCAGTATCGATAATAGAGTTTGAACTTAACCCCGATTCTATAGACCCAAATAAATCATTTGTAACAGGAGAATTAGTACAAGTAACATCTAATCTTACTGATTCTTTAATGACTTTCACAGTAAATTCAATAGTATCACAGGGAACGGTTACTGATTCTGGAGCTCTTTATACTGCATCAGAGTCTTTTGCTTTTGATACTAATTCTAATATTGGTAATGGTCGAGCATCAGGTAGAGTTAATAACATTAATTCTGGTGAAGTTAGTGGTGTTGTTAT